ACCCTTTACATTCCGGTCATTTAGCATATCTTAAAGCAGCTCGTAAACTTGGAGATAAACTAATAGTAGGTTTAAACTCTGATGATTGGTTGGTCCGTAAAAAAGGTAAAAACTTTTTACCTGAAAAGGAACGTTACTCAATTATATCATCTATTAGATATGTTGATGGTTGTATTTTATTCAATGATACAGATGATACAGCTACTGAGGCTATAAAAAATGTAAAAATGCTATACCCATATTCTCAGATAATTTTTGCTAATGGTGGTGATAGAACAAAAGAAAATATTCCAGAAATGATTTTTGATGATGTTATTTTTATGTTCGGGGTCGGTGGAGAAGATAAAAAAAATAGCAGTAGTTGGATTTTACAAAAATGGGAAAAGTAATTAAACCATTATGGGGTTGGTACCATGTTTTATCTGAAGGTGAAGATTATAAAATTAAAACTTTACATATTGAACCGGGTAAATCGTTAAGTGATCAAAAACATTTTAAAAGAAATGAACATTGGTTTATTTTAGAAGGGGAATTATCTCTTAACGGTAATATATATCATAAAAATGATTTTATTGATATACCAGTTGAAAAGTGGCATAAACCAGCTAATATTGGTAATAGTATGTGTGTTATTTGTGAAATACAATATGGTGAAAAATGCATTGAAGAGGATATTGAAAGAAGATAATGGAAGATATAGGAAGATTAAATTTAGATTATTATGAGCAAGTTATAGTTTATAAGAGCTTAACTAACGAAAGTTATTTAACTCAAATTATAGACCATATAAAGCCGGATTACTTTAATGATAAAAATATTAAGACTGTTTTTGGGTTAATAACTAATTTCTATATTAAGAGGCAGAGTATACCTACTATTACTGAATTAAAGTCATACTTAATTAATGATGAACTAAAAGAAAGTTTTAGATCAGTTGTAAAGAATTTTCCTAATATTGATAAGAACTTTAATGATGAAGAGTTAACTTCTAATACTGAACGGTTCTTAAAAGAAAGAGCAATATACAATACAATGTTATCTGTTGCTGAGGATGTTAGTAAAGGTGAAGTTAATACTAGTTATATTTTAGATAGTTTTGAAAAAAGCTGTAACGTTAATTTAAAGGAAGAGATAGGTTTAGATTTATTTGAAAATATTGATAAGGTTGTAGATGATCTAAATGTAGATCAACCTACAATATCTTCTGGTTGGAAATGGTTGGATGATAAAATAGATGGAGGTTTCTTACAAAATGGTAGATCGTTGTACGTATTTGCTGGGGAAGCTAATGTTGGTAAATCTATATTTTTAGGTAATATAGCCTGTAATATAGCTTCTAAGGGTAAGACAGTTTTAGTTATAAGTCTTGAAATGTCAGAGATGATATATGCAAGAAGGTTATCATCTAATATAACTAGAATACCGATGAGAGAATTGAAAGGAGCTGGTCAATCTTTATCAGCTCAAATAAAGAGTTATAATAATGGTAAACCTAATAGTAAGATTTTAATTAAAGAGTTTCCTCCTAGTACTGTTACGCCGCAGAATATACAAGGTTATATTACAGAATTAAAAAATAGAGGTATTAAAGTTGATGCGGTAGTACTTGATTATCTAAATTTGTTGAAGAGTCCTCTCGGTGATAATTCTTATGAAAGAGTTAAGCATGTTGCAGAAGGTATTCGTGCTTTAAGTTATGTTTTTGAATGCCCGTTTATTTCTGCTACTCAGTTAAATAGATCTGGTTACGATGAAGCGAACCCTGGTTTAGATACAATATCAGAATCTATTGGAATGGCTGCTACTGCTGACTGTATTTTTAGTATATTCCAAGATGATGAAGATAAAGAATTAGGTATAGTTAAAATGGGTATGATGAAAAATAGATATGGTGCTAATTATGGGCAGACAGCATTACGATTAAATTATGATACCTTAACTATTTCTGAAGATGAGACGTTAAACGTTGATGATGAAGGTAGTGATATGTCTGATTTAACTAATACTCTTAGCATGTTGAGTAATTAAAAAGAGGAACTAAATAAAATAAATGCCTACAATTCATATAATTACTGATGCAGATCTTGACGGAGCTGGTTCATATTTCTGTTTAAAACAAGCATATAAAGACAATACCTTAACATATTCTGTTACTACTGAAAAAAAGTTTATTAAAGATGTTTCATATTTTAAATTTGAAGACTATGATCTGGTAATTATATGTGATTTAAATTTAAAACCAGCTGAAATTAGATTATGCGATTTAAAGAATGTAGTAGTAATTGACCACCACGCTGAGCATATGGAATTAATAGATTCATATAAAAATGCAAAGACTATAATAAAAGATTATCCATCATGTACAAAATTAATATATGATAACTTTAAGTTAGAAAATAAATTTAATAAAAATCAAAAACTTTTAGTTAAACTAATCAATGACTACGATAGTTATACTTTAAGTTTACCTTTTAGTAAGCCTTTAAATCAAGTATTTTGGACGTATACTGGAGACCGAGTAAAGAAATTTGAAGAAGATTTCGGAAAAGGTTTCTTCGGCTTTAATTCTTTTCATAAGAATGCTTTAAAAATAGTTGAGACTAAAATTAATAATTTCTTTAAAGAAGAAACTATCCATGGTGGTAGTATTAAAATTGGAGGTAATATTTATAATGTTGCAGGTGTAGTTGTATCTTTTAGCCCGAATGAAATAGCTGAACGCATTATAAAAGATTATAAAGTAGATTTTGTTATAATGCTAAATTTAAAAGGTAAAAGTGTTTATATGAGACGAAGTTGTGATTGCCCGTTGAATATGGGTAAGTTAGCATTTAAACTTATGGATGGAGGAGGTCACCACGATTCTGCGGGTGGTACTTTAAATGATTCAATAATTAATATTACCAAATTACTAAAACCATTAAATGAAAAATAATAGCCCTTATCAAAATATTCAGATAGCTGAATTCGAAAAATCGTTTTATTCTTATTGTACTTTTATAGCATTATTACATGATAAAAAAATGAATTTTGCAACCGTTTTTTTAAAAATATTAGAAGATAGAGCTTTACGTGATATATTTGTTAGTATTATAGAAGAAGAAAATGACTTTACAGCGATTAGAAAATATATTCAAACTGAGCCCTCAGTAACAAAGAGCAAATACGTAACCAAATTTTTAAATAAGTTTGAAGGATTTAATGACTGAAGTAGAAAAAATAATTTATAATAATTTTTTAGAAGTTAGTAAAAAGGTAAATAACAAACCAGTAAAGTATAGAAAGAATTTTGATAATTTTCCGGATGAAAATTATATTATCGTTAGTAAATTAAGTAACTTTTTTTATAAATTTAAACATTTAAAAATAAAAGATTTTTTTGAAGCACCTTATTTTGTTTATGATGAAAACTATTTTGATTTAAAATTTTATCTAAGTCCTAAAGCTATTAAAGCTTATACTCTATACAATGATAAATTTCTTTTAAACAATCCAGATAATGTTAATACGTTATCAAAAATGCAAGAATCTATAAAATTTATTTATAATTACTGCAAAGAAAATAACATCAACATTAAAGATTATCTAGCAGTAAAAGAAGGGGAGTATAACGTTTTTATGAAACATATTAAAAATAGAGACGTTATTATCTTTATATTATTTGCTTTTAATAATTTTGAAAAAGTGGTAGGGTCTATTGATACCGATATAAAAACTATGTATAGTTCTAATTTTTCTCGACTAAATTACATTAGAACAAAATACTATTCTAGCTCTAAAGCAAAGAAAATAATTAATAAATTTAAGATTTTCGTTGAAAATCAAAAAGTATAGTCTATAATTAAAGTATGAGTAATATAACAAGTTCAATGTTTGATAGTATTAAGTCTGCTCTAGCAGCAGATAATAATAATAATAAGAGTGCAATTGGTGATATCCTTAAGACTCCTCCTGGTAATACTTTTACAGTAAGATTGTTACCTTTTGCTAAAGACCCTTCTAAGACGTTCTTTCATTATTTTCAGCATGGTTGGAATAGTTTTGCAACCGGTCAATATACTAGTGCAATTTCTCTTCAAACCTTTGGTGAAAGAGATCCTATTGCTGAAGAGCGCTATAAGATTCTTCGTACTGGTAATGAAGAAGAAAAGGAAAAGGCTAAGGCAATTATGCGTTCTGAAAAGTGGTTAGTTAATGTATATGTTGTTAATGATCCTGTTAATCCTGAAAATAATGGTAAAGTGAAAATGCTTCGTTATGGTAAGCAAATTCATAATATTATTACTGATGCTATTGAAGGTGAAGATGCTAGTGAATTAGGTGCTCGTATTTTCGATCTAGGACCTAACGGTTGTAATTTTAGAGTTAAGGTTGAAAAGCAAGGTGACTTTCCGACTTATGTATCATCTAAGTTTGGTATGCCTGGTGCGATTGATAATCTAGATGAAGATAAACATAAAGAACTTTATGATAATGTATTTGAACTATCTAGTGTATTCAATGTAAAGAGTGCGGATGAGCTGAAGACTATGATGGATGAGCATTATTACGTAAGAGACTCATCTACTGATAATAATGTTGTTGAAAGAGTTGTAGTTGATACTCCTATTGAAACTACTTCGGTTGTTACCCCTGTTACTGAAACTAAAAAAGACGATAATGAAGATGAAGTTCTTAAAGAACTGCTTGAAGGTTTAGACGTTTAATATAATGAGCGATCAATTACCAGAAATGATACCTATGCCAGGTAATCCATCTGATGGAGGTGGGGGACCGCCTCCTGAGTCATTTGAAAGGCAGCTTTCTCCTGAAGAGGAAAGAAATACGTTAATCAATTTTATGGGCAATATGTATGGTGAAGCGAAAAAGATGGATGGTCAGATTACTGGGCCGAGTTCCACCCTACAGAGAGGCAAAAGCGAAGAGATAAAAAAACAGATTGAACTAGCTTATACTCAACCTCAGCAGTCTGCACCACCAGTGCAGACTGCTCCTCTTCCTCAACCTGAAGTTCAAACCCAACCTCAACCGCAAGTCGAAGTTACTCAACCAGTAGATAATGATCAATTATCATTTAATTTTGATATTAGTGAAAAGGAAGAGTTATTTACTTTAGTTGAAAGGATATTAACTCGATTAGATCGATTACAACGGAAAGTAGATAGTCTAGTAGAATATAATGAAAATAGTAAAATTGTTTCTTTACCAGTAAAAAGACAATCAAAAAAAAAATCAGTGGATAAAAAAGAGGAAGTTTAATATAATAGATAAAGTATATGGGTTATTTAAAAATAAAAAATAAAAAAGATTTCGTTTCTAACTTTCTTGTACCGGTATCAAATTTAAATGATGCCTGTATTCTATCGATAGAAGGTGATAATATTTGTTGTACGTTAGCATCAGCAGATGCAACGATTGTATGTAAGACTATTATAGCAATAGATACAGATTTAAAAGATAGTACGACTTTAAACTTACCGGATATTAAAAAACTTATAAGAGTTTTAGATATTATACCTACTACAGATATTGAACTAAAGATAAATGAAAATAATATATCTTATAATCAAAATGGTTATAAATTTAAATATCATTTATTAGATGATGGTATTATTAAACAACCTTCTTTAAATGTTGAAAAGGTAAAAAAACTTGAATTTAATACTAAGTTTAACGTGAAAGAGAGTGAGTTAAATACACTGTTTAAAGGTAGTTCATTTGCAACTGAGACGTCAAAGGTATACCTTTATGAAGAAGATAATAAAATCTATAGTGAGTTAGGTGATAGATCTAGACATAATTCAGATAACTTTGTATGCCTACTAAGTGATAATTTCGAAGGTAATATTGATAAGCCTCTACCGGTTAATTTTGACTCATTCCGCTTGGTTAGTTTTGGTGGAAGTCGGGAAGTTAAATTTAGTGTAAATACAGATATGGGTGTTATAACTTGTAACTTTGAAAAAGGTAATACTCAATTGATTTATATTATTTCCGCATTAATTAATTAACATATGAAAGATTGGTCAGAACATAAGGTAAAAAATAAGATTAAAACAGCAGGTTATTTTATCAAGAGATTGAAAGATAATGGTTTTGTAGTTTTAAAAATGTTTAACGCATATTCAGAAGCAGACCCAAGAAGATGGTCTATATTAGTAGATCCAGGTTATCATAGTGTATTTATTACTTGTTTTACCAATAAGGATGAAAAGGGGGAGGTATTGTTTGAATTTGATGATGGTGGTAATAATTTTAAAAGAGGGTTTTATCTCAAGACCGATAGCATTGAATCTGTTGTTACTCAATTATTAGAAAAAGGTATCAATAACGACCCATCTAAAAACCCATTTAGTAGAACTAAATAGTTAAATGAGTGGTGACGAAGAAAACGACAAGAATGAAGAAGATCTAGTTGGTAAAAACGACGTCAATAGTAATCTTGATCCAGAGATTGAAGGTTTAATAAGAGATGCTTTAAAAACTTTAGTTCAAGAAAAGTTTGATAGTAGAAAAACTGATGATGATATTGAAGCAATGGTATCTACTTGTTCTGAATTTATGAAATGCTTTGTAATTATGGGTTATGATTTTAAAGGTAATTCAATTAAACCTGTTTTTTATGCTAAAAACGATATAGACTCAGATGCCCTTACTCAGTATATTCAAAAATTTATAATGAATTCTATACATTGATTTTCGGGGTTTATAATCTAAAATATATATATGAATGTTTTAATACTCGGTAAGGGTTATGTGGGGTCTCATCTTGCAAAATATATGTCCAGTGATGGCCATGGCCATATATATTTTAAATCGAAAAAAGAATTAGATTATACAGATAGTGAAATATTGTATAGTTATTGTTTAGAAAATTTTATCGATACTGTAGTTAATGCATCTGGTTATACAGGTTCACCTAATGTTGATGGTTGTGAAGATAATAAAGAAGATTGTTTTAACTACAATGTAAATGTACCTGTGACTATTGAGAGTATTTGTAAATCGTTAGGTATTAACTTTATTCATATTGGTTCTGGTTGTATATATGAAGGGTATGATAAGATATTTACTGAAGAATGTACACCTAATTTTGGAATATTTCAGCAGCATTCAAGCTTCTATAGTAAGACAAAGCATATATCAGAATTAATGCTTGATACGAACTTTACTAATATTGTTCGTATAAGAATGCCGATTGAGAGTTTTTTAACCCCTAAAAATCTTATTACAAAGCTTTATAATTACCCGCAGTTAATAGATTATACTAATAGTAAAACTGATATGCTTCATTTGTGTGAGTTTATTGAGGTTATTATGAATAACTTTAAAGCAGGCATATATAATGCAGTACATAGTAATGCTTTAACTACAATAGATGTTATTAATATCTTAAAAGAGTATGGTATTGAAAATAAAAATTGGGAATTTATACCATATTCAGAATTAAAAATAAAATGTAATAGAAGTAATTGTGTTTTATCTAATCAAAAAGCTAAAGATGATTTTGACTTCGATTGGGGTAATGAAGAACGTTATATACGATTAAATGCATCTATAATTGGAAAGGACTTACAATGAAAAAAGAATTAGTAGGTTTTACAGCGGGTAATTTTGATTTATTACACCCTGGTTACATTTATACGTTTGAGGAAGCAAAAAGACATTGTGATAGATTTTTAGTATTTTTACAAAAGGACCCTTCAGCTACCAGATATACAAAATATAAACCCGTTATACCTTACTATGAAAGATATAAGACATTAATGGCTATTCAATATGTTGACGATGTTTATATGTACCAAACTGAAGAAGATTTAATTAACTTAATTGAGTTTTTTAAGCCTGATATTAGAATTTTAGGAGAAGATTATATTGGTAAATCATTTACCGGTGATGATCTACCTCCAAAAGTAATTTATACAACTAGATCACATGAATGGTCAACGACAAAAATAAAGGATCTAATAACTGCTCAGACGATAAAGCAAAATCCAGATATTATAAAAAATGCAAAAAAGTAAAAATATATTAGTAACCGGGGGTTATGGGTTTATAGGTGGTAATTTTATACGATTCCTACGAGATAACTTTCCACAACATAAGATAACGTGTGTAGATAAAGATGGTTACGCATCAAATAAAGATTATGTAAAAGGTTTATGTGATAAAGAGTATAAATTAGACATTGTTAATACATTAGAGTTAGAAAATGTTTTTTTAACTAATGATAAGTTTGATTATATTTTCCACTTTGCAGCAGAATCACATGTTGATAACAGTATTAGTGGTCCAAAGGTTTTTATTGAATCAAATGTGCTCGGTACACAAAATATGCTAGAATGTTTCCGTAAAATTAATAATAACCACGGAAGATTCATCCATATAAGTACTGATGAGGTTTATGGACACTTAGGGTTCAATGATCCATCATTTACTGAGTTAACCCCGATTGCACCTCGTTCTCCCTATGCTGCAAGTAAGGCATCAAGCGATCTCTTGTGTATGTCATATATTGAAACGTTCAATTGTAACATAAGTATAACGAGATGTTGTAATAACTATGGTCCTAATCAGCATAACGAAAAATTTATACCAACAATCATAAAATCCTTGAGTAAAGGTAAGAAAGTACCAATATATGGTGAGGGTTTGAACGTTCGTGAGTGGGTGCATGTACATGATCACAATTTAGCAGTTTGGGCCGTTGGTACTCAAGGTAAAAATGAAGTCTACAACATCGGATCAGGGTTAGAACTAGCAAACATTGAATTAGTAGACAAAATATGCACAATTATGGGTAAGGACTTAGATAAAAACGTTATTTTTGTTAAAGATAGGCTTGGTCATGACTTTAGATACAGTATTAATTGTAATAAAATCAAAAAAGACTTGTTATATGAACCATTATACAATGATTTCGACGAGCAATTAAAAGAATTAGTTAAAATTTATGGGGAAAAATAAAATAAACTCAGGAAATTTATATGCCTGTCATCATGGACCATATGCAGGTCAGTTATTTGCGTTTATTTGCCGAAATAAAACGGAACAGACGTATAATTTTATTAGAATGCCTGAAATGATAACGACAAAAATACCTCAAAAGGACTTTGAAGATGGTTTAGAAAAGGATATTATCAAATACGTTGAGAAAGTACCGGCATATGTTAATAAAGTTATAATGGCACAGTATAAAAAAAATGAAAATACTAACGATAGACGGAAATAATTTAGTACACCGAGTGTATTGGGTAGCAAATAACATAAAAAACGTATCAGAAAACTATCACGTTTATATGTTCCTTAATAGCGTTAAGAGTTATGTGGAAATGTACCAACCAGATAAGGTTATATGTGTGTGGGATGAAAAACCTGACTATAGACCCAATAAACGTAAGGAACTCTTAGAAGATTATAAAGGAAACCGGGACCCGGAGTATGGTAAAGAGGTACATAATAAGAATGATATGATTAAAGAAATGCTTAATACATTAGGTATACCATCGATTTTTCCAAGATCATACGAAGCTGATGACGTTATTAAGATAATTAACGACGCATACGATAAATTAAGTCAGACTAAATTTTATTTAACTAAAAAATTATTTAAACATATTATTATAACCGTAGATAAAGACCTATGCCAGTTAATATCACATAAAGTCTCTGTATATGATCCGATAAAAAAGGTTGAAATTAATAAAGAAAATTTTGAAGAGGTGTTAAACTATAGTATAAAGGATTTTATTAAAGTAAAGGCCTTAACCGGTGATAAAAGTGATAATATACCCGGTTTAAAAGGTTTTGGTAAAGTTAAAGTAAAAAAGTTTCTAGCTGGTGATGTAGTTTTAACTGAAAAGGAAAACGATATATATAAAAGAAATTTAGAATTAGTTACATTGACTGATGATAAAGATGAAAAAGAATATGTAGTTAATCAGTTATCTGAAATTAAAGATGAAACGGACTATGAACAGTTTAAAAAATTAAGTAAAGATTATAATTTAAGTCAAATTCTTAAAAATGATACAAAATGGTACACTACATTTTTCCAGAAAAATAGATTATTAGAGTTACTATCTTAAATATTAATATGCAAGATCAATTTATTAATCCTCAGCAAATTCGTTCACCATATACAGGTGAGACAGTTAGACCTACTTATAATACATACAATGCCAATGGTAAAACATACGAACAAGCAGTTATGTCCGACCCGGTTACTGGTCATATTATTAAAAAAGGTTTAGTTTCTATTAAAGATGCTAAGACTGGTGAACTTATTCAAGATTATAAAGGTGCTTTAAGTCAAAGTATGACCACTCAAAGTAGAGGTTAGGCTTGAAATATAATATATTGCATTTATAATAAGAATGTGATAGCTATACCAGAGCAATACGTTATAAACGTTTTATATGAGAATATCTATAAGATATCATATAATAAATATAATAAATCATATAATGGTTGTTGCCCTATCTGTAAAGAAGGTAACTCGTGGGGTAAGAAAAAACGGTTCTATTATATACCTGATAAAGAGTTAGCATATTGCCATAACTGCGGGTATAGTAAAAAAGCTCTTACTTTTATTACTGAAGTAACGAATAAATCTTTACATGAAATTATAAATGAAGTTAAAGAGTTTGATATAGAGATTTTACCTATAGAAGAACCTAAAGAAGTAAAAAAGGTAATAGATAAAAGTCTACCGGAAGATTGTATTAACTTATCTGATATAAGTCAAATTGAGTACTATAAAGATAATACAGTTGTAAAAACAGCTTTACAATTAATTAAAGATAGAAAACTCAACAAAGGTATTAATAAACCTAAAACGTTTTATATATCATTAAAAGATGTGGTACATAAAAATAGATTAATATTACCGTTTTATGATGAAAATGATGATATAATATTTTATCAATCTAGAGGTTTAACTAAAAAAGATCTATTTGAAAGACCGAAATACCTTAGTAAGGTAGGAGCAGAAAGAAGCTTATACGGTATGCAAAATATAAATTCTAATTTAGATAACGTGTTTATATTTGAAGGTCCGATTGATAGTTATTTTGTTGAAAACGGTTTAGCTACCTGCGGTATTACTGAGAGAAGCGATAAGATGTTTACTAGTTTACAGAAGGAGCAGATCAATAAACTAAACTTATATGAAAAAATTTATGTATTAGATAACCAGTACTGTGATAAAGCTGCTTTAAGTAAAAGTATCATATTAGCTGATAATAATGAAAAGGTTTTTATATGGCCTAAAGAGTTAAAGCGTTTTAAAGACTTTAATGATATATGTGTTGCTGGTAATAAAGACAAAATAAAACCTGAATTTATATTAAAAAATACTCATTCAGGTCTTAAAGCTAAATTATTATTAACCGAGATTAAAAATAGTTAGTTACGCATATATTGACCAACATCACGGTAACCCATTTGATCTTGTAAAAATCCTTTTAATATAACAAATTCTCCTCCACTTAGATTAACTAAGTATTCTAAATCAGCATCTCCAATAGAATTAGCGAACTTTTCAGCCTTATCTTCAAAATTAGAAGCTTCTCCTACTGATTCATCTTCTTCTGGGTATTCAAACCCGTAATGATCTTCAAATGCATCTGCACCGTGCTCTTTATAAAATACTTCTTGCTCAGCACTAGCAGCTTCTTTACCTCTCATTATATTCTTTTCTCTACTCTCGTTGTCTTCTCCGCCTTTTCTTTTTCTAAAGAAGAATCTTTGTAATGAATTATAAGCCCAATCATTACGATCAAAAGTTTCGAATGTTTGAGCAATCTCGTACTCAGCTGGTGTTAAGGTTGAAAGTTCCTCTAGAGGGGTATTCTCTAAAGTTTCATTAGGCATATCTTGATAAGCTTCGAAAATTAAATCTGTCTCAAATTTATTGTGCATATTATTATTTAATTAAATACTGTTATTATTATTTTTGCACATTACCAGTAAAACCTTTAATACGAGATCCAGTGGATATAAAATCAGCATACTGATTTAATGTTTTTAATTCCCCTACGATTGCTTGTAATGAGTTTGCAATGTCTTTCGTTGAATCTTCTTCATCTTCTTCTTCCATTTCACCGTGAGTCTTATTAGATTGCGCACTAGGTGGTCGAGTTTTTCTATATCTACCACCCGAACCATCGCTTGCAGCATCTACACCACTTGGCGCGCCACCACGCTTCATATCAAATGATTTACCTTTAGGAGCTTTGGAAGTACCAGCTTCCCAATTTTCAGTTAAAGTTTCGGTATAAGCTTCAAAAATTAAATCTTGATCATTAGTCATATTATTATTTAATTAAATTTATATTTAGGATCATTAGCACCTGCTAAATAACCTTTTAGTATTTCACTTAAGGACGATACTTCCATCGCTACTCTAGCAATCTTTTTTGTTTCAGCATTTGAAATACTATCAAAAATTGTATCTCCTTCTGCTGAATTAAGAGAAGTTTGGATACTATCTGAAGTACCATTTAAGTAATTAGAAAATTCATCCATCTTTTGAATCCAACCATTTAATTCCTCAAACATCTGTCTAGACTGAGAGCTTATTGCTCCCTCATCATTTGCAGGAACGTCAACATCAAAATCTTCAGGAGAAGTCTCAGGTTCAAGGGTAGAAGCCATTGCTTCTTGATCTGTTAACTCGGTATTTTCATTATCTTGTTCAGATAAAAACTTTTTAAATCGTTTTTGGTATAAGCTCATACTATTATTTATAAATATTTATATGCAATCTACTATTAAATTCAAAGACTTCGTAAAATTACTTGGAGAAGACGCTGGTTCTGAAATGATGCCCAACGTTACAAGAGACCAACCAGGTCAAAAAACAGAGTATCCCTCCGAGCCATCTAGTGTTCGAGACATATTTGATAAACAAAATCGCACTGATGTAGCTCCTGAAAATATACCATATCCATTAAATGAATTCGATGACGTGGTGGCTAGTGCATTTGTATCTATACAGAACTTAGAAGAGTTGTTAAAGATAGCAAACACGAATTCAGTAATTAAAAATAAAAAGCCATTAGACAGTATTGGTAAAGAGATAGTTGAAATAAAAGGAAGATTAGTTGATATTAGCAAAAAGGTTAGTAAAATAAAATAATGATAAAAGTAATAACGTCGTTAGCGCTAACTTTGTTAGTTAGTGGTATATTTGGTATACTCTTTAGAGATTGGTTAGTGTTTGGATTGGTTACAATATTGCAAATTTTATTTTTTTATTTTTTCAATACTATATATGAAAATTTTTTAATAAAAAGAGCTATCGAAATTGGTGCAGAAACAGAAAAAGTAATATATGATAATACTACTAAAGTAGATTGCCCATGTGGTTCTTCTCAAGAGATTACTTTATCTCTAACTGAAGATACTATATACCGGTGTGATGCATGTAAAAATGAAATTAGAGCTACTACTAGTATAGGTACTGCATTAGTAACAACACCTTTAGTAACTAAGAGTTAATGGATGATATAGACCAAATTGCTAATAGAGTGGCTGTAGACGTACCAAGTACCACTCTAAAATTAAATAATACAAAACAAGAACTAACTGTTGAACAAATTATAGAGTTTTTTACTGGTGAAGATAGTGAGAAAAAAACACAAATGATTACAGGTAGGGTCTACCAAAAAAATAAAAAACTTAAATTTTTTGAAACCTTTTTTAAACTAGTTGAAGAAGAAATTGTTAAACTTGAAAGTAAAAACAATAAAGATTTAGATAATTCATTTTTTAATTTAAATAAAAAACTTCTATCAACTAATATCTATAATATAAAAGAAATTATTAATCTTTACGGTATTGATCAAGATAGATTAGTTACATTTTTAATCGGAACTGTGATACAATCTATGTATGATAAAAAAGACTGATGATATAATTCAAGAATATGGTATAGATTTTGTTGCAAGATTTGCATGTTTATACGAAGGTGTTAATGTAGCTTGTAGCAGAGCTGAACGAATAGGGTATGATACGGAATTTAGTTCAGCTTGGATTAAACCTACTGCTTTTCAAAAATATGTCGATGAAAGATATTTAGATATGAAGTATGATATTCAACTATATTTGAGAGGAATTGATACAGATGAAATTTATCCCTGGAAAGACGTTTATTAATAGAACTGAAAATAATACAAGATTATTTTCTAGAAATAAGTTATATATTCTTCATGATATTAAAAAACTAGATAGTGGTCAATTTTCTTATACCTTTTTAGTCGATAATAAAAGTAAAGAAATTAAATTTGAATCACTTAAACAAGCTGAAGATTGGTTAGATACTATTTCAATTTAATAGTAATCACCGTACACATCAGTATCATTATTTGACATATCAAATACTTCATCTTTACTAGTTTTATCAGCGTTATATTCTCTGTAATCTTCTCGTTTCTTTAGTGTTTCAGGATTTGAACCTCCTGGTAATCTACCGGCAAAGGCATCTTCATAGACTTGATCATTGGTCAGTGTTTCACCACCTGCGCATAAACCAGCTTGTAAAGTAAATAAATCTTCTGCTGCTATGTCTGATAATCGACTTGTATCAGTAGATAAATCTGCAAATCTAACTTCACTTGAAACATTATTGAAATTTATATTAGGTTCAAAGCTGTAATCTAAGCGTTTTGCTTTCAATAAAAAGACGTAATGACCTTGTAAATTATTAATTTGTGATATGTCTTGGTCTAATTTTTCAGTAATTTCGAAAAATTTAGATTGCCTATTATTAGGTCTATCATTACCGTACTCAGTTAGTTCGAATACATCACCAGCTTTTGGTTCTACTATAGGACCAAATTCAAAATACCTATCATAAACACCTTCTGGTATTTTACCATTTACAATATTATCTGTACCGAATTGTTCGAATACTGAAGATAATGTATAAAATTCATCATAAAATGAAGATATATGAATATAAGCAGTTATATCATCATCACTTTCAAAACCAAATTTAGATAAAGTAATTGCATTTTCATTCAACGTAACTGCCAAAGTAATCCTTCTTGGGTCGGCAAATGTTTGCGTTGGTTGTTCACCGTAGAAGTTATCTGCACTTAATGTATTGTATGTATTAACGTAGTAGTTTACTTTAACCCCGTATTGGTTAATTTGCTCTCTCCACCAATTAGAGAATAGTATACGTTCACTTGCTTGAATTGATTTATCAGTAAATCTATAACAAGTTTCATCGGTCTGTACTAGACCAGGGTAATCACAATTATAATCTATTTTACTCATCGCTCTAAAACAAATTTCTTTAATTTTTTATCGAAATATAACTGTATACCAGTACTACCTAATTTTTTAATTTGACCTTTCATTGGTATTACTTTATATTCTCTTCGTATATAATCTAAATCTGACGTACCACAAACCTTTTTACCTGTACTACCTCTTAATTGTTCGATAGTTTGGTTCTTAGATGGGTCAGTTTTTACATAACCAGGTACAATATTTTCATGCTTTCTAATATAACGACCATCTGAACTACTACCTGGTATAGCTCTTCTATGTCTATGATTGATACCAGGTTTAGTCCCTTGGTATTTATTTTCAAAAAACTTATGAAATTTTATCATAATTATATTTAAGCAAAAAAAAGCGCAACCATATTAATGATTGCGCTATTTATTTTAAATCTACTTTTTATTGAATAAAGTCACCTTGAGTAACTGTACTGTGAACTTTGTTTTGTTTACTTTGAAGTGCTGCTTTTCCATCAGCTAATGGTTTTGGTTCTGCATCTACATACTTTTTAGTTGAATCAGATGCTTTCTTTCCTTTTGCTTTAAGCTTACCAACCTTGTTATGACCAGGATGGGTTAAATTTGTACCAGCCGTGTCAGGTACTGCCTGCAACTCAACTGCTTCCTTATGAGTGTCTTCATCCTCATCTTCATCATCTTCTTCAGCTTCTTCATATGATTGGAAACCTTCTTCACTCTCATAATCTTCTTCTGCATCATCATCATCATCATCTCCCATGGCTGCTTGCAATAAATCGCAAAGTGACTTAGCCATTTCACGGTCAACCGTGATTGTAACTTCGTCTGATTCTGTTTCAGCAACATCGGTATCAATACCAAGTGCGTCTAATTCCTGGGTTTCTTGATCAGAGTGCATTTCTTCACCCATCACATTTTCAAAAAGTTTATCAAAAGTAGATTTCATATAATTATTTATACTCTCTTTTACTTTTTTCTCTATTTTTTTGTTATATTTTTCAGAAGAATAGTCTGCGCTATTATATAATTCGTCTTCCACTCCATTATGTTTAGGGTCTATAACGTTGGAATATGGGTGTTGCGTTTCACCTACATCAGCATTTTCAGGTCCTGACGAATTATTATTCGCAAAACCTTTCTTTATATCGTTTGGCTTAACAGGGGGCTTACCTGGTTTAGTACCCATTTTAGCTGCTTTTACACCAGGTGCTTTTTCAGATAAAATATTATTATTATATGTATCCCATATTTCGGTTAGAGTATTTACTCGAGTCATGTAAATATTTATAGCGAGATGATTAAAAATAAACAAAATTATATGAATAACCCGAATCTACCTACAGTTGGTTCGGAATTTGAGTATACACCAAGCATGGTTCAAGACCTACAAAAGTGTAAGAAAAATATTTTACACTTTGCTGAAAAGTTTTTTTATATTATATCTTTAGACGAAGGTAAGAAGACAATTGATTTACATTATTGTCAGAAAAGAGCTTTACGTAAGATGAGAGATAATCGCTTTTTTATATTACTAGCAAGTCGCCAGATAGGTAAAACTACTATGATGACAATTTATGCTTTATGGGTAGCATGCTTTAATGAAGATCAAAGAATATTAATTGTAGCTAATAAAGAAGGTACAGCATTAGAAATAATGAGTAGAATAAGATTAGCGTATGAAGAGTTACCTAACTGGTTGAAGCCTGGTGTTAAAGAGTATGGTAAAACTTCTGTTTTATTAGCTAACGGTACAAAAATTGGTATATCTACTACAACAGGTACTGCTGCTCGAGGGCAATCAGTTAACTGTTTAATTCTTGATGAGCTTGCTTTTATTGAACCTCACTTGGTTGAAGATTTCTGGAAATCTGTATATCCGATTGTTTCGTCTTCGAAAAGGTCCAAGATTTTTATCGCTTCTACTGCTAACGGTACAGATAATCTTTTCTATAAACTATATACAGGTGCTGAAAATAACGAAAATGATTGGGCTTGTGATAAAATTTTATGGAATGAAGTACCGGGTAGGGATGAAAAATGGAAGAACCAAACTATAAATAGTATTGGTAGTAGAGATGCATTTGAGCAGGAGTTTAATTGTGAATTTATCTCATCTGGAGAAAGTTCAGTTAATGATGAGTTATTTCAAAAACTTAAAAGTAAAACTTCTGAACCATTATTTGTATTTGATGATGGTAAGTATCTTCTTTGGGATGAGCCGACTGAAAACGGTATATATATAGCAAGCGTTGATACTGCTGAAGGTCTAGGTAAAGATGCATCAGTGGTTCAAATATTAGATTATACTGATTTAACTAACATTAAACAAGTAGCAGTATACCATAACAATGAAATATCACCATACAACTTTACTGAAAAGGTTTACGAAATTTTACAACATTGGGGAAACCCATTGGTTTGTGTTGAAAGAAATAATAGTGGTGGTCAAGTAGTTGATATACTAAAAAATACCCATGACTACGAAAATATTGTATCGTGGGGTGGTTCATTAGCCAATAGAAAGAAACAACAATTAGGTATAATTTCACATACTAATACGAAATATAAGGCAGTTACAAATATGCGATATTGGGTTAATGAATTAGAATCGGTTCAAATAAATGATAGTAGAACTGTTAAAGAATTAAAAAACTATGTGAAAGCAGCTAACGGTACATGGAACGCAAAGAAGGGGTATCACGATGATTTGGTCACCTCACTCATGTGGAACTTAATTATACTTGATAATGAGATAGTTGAAACGTATTTTGATGTGGTTAAAAAAGATACAAATAATAGACCATTAGAACTACAACAAATGGATTTTGGTATTAAATATTTTATAGATCCGACTTCTTTATATAGTAATGAAAAAAGCGGGTTAAATAATACACTACCAGTAATTATAGGTAACGCTTCTAATACTAATAGTGAAATAGATCAATTAAATATGCAAGGTTATAAAGTATGGCAACCATAAATCAATCACAGTTCAATAAAAGTAGATTAGATAAGTTTTTACTTGTTTTAAATCTTCCTCCTATTTTAAAAGAAATTAGTGAGCAATATTTGGGTAGTAGAAAAAATACTGGTATAATAGAAAATAGTTTACAGTTTTCTGTATACGGTACAGTTGTACCAGCTATACAAGTGCCAAGAAAGCTTATATTATGCAGGTCA